TCTAAACCACATACAAAAGACAATCTACTTTGTGTTAGTTGGAAAGCTAATCGAATTAGAAATGAAAATACTGCTGACGAAATTTTAGAAGTTGGTCATTGGTATAAAAGATTGGAGAAAAAATATGGTTTGCATAATAACTGAACTCAGAGCAATTGAAAAACATGCGAAGAGAAAACGAACTATTTTATCACTTTTAGAAAAATATGTAAGGGTGAGAAATAAGTCAAAAATTGATATACTCAACGAGAAGTTTAATTACGAAATCGAGAAACTTCGAGAAGAACTAGCTAATATCAATAAACTATTAGACGTAATTTAGTTCCTTAATAGGGGATAACCTCCCCTATTTTTAAAACTATTTTATTTTCATAAGAATATATTATATAAATAAATAACTTATTTTACGGAAGGAAGAATAAAAATGGCAAATAAAGAAACAAAAAAAGACAGTAAATGGGTCTCTCAAATAATGTCTGTGGAAACACAGAAGCTTTTAGAGAGAATATGCAAAGATACATTGAGAACAAAACCAACCCAATTACATCTAATTGTCAAAGAATATTACGATAAACTATCAAAAGTGTAGTATAATTTATTAAGAAATTATGATAAATTTTAGGTATGTTGGAGATAATAAAAGATCACCCACATTTTTTTGAAAAAACTGTGTATAGAGTTGAGTACCTAGATGTACCTGACGAAGAGGAAAATATTGTCCACAAGGTATTGGTAGAGTTTACAGACGGAACAGAAAAGCTTTATGATATGAGTTTTTGGAAAAAGATTGTAAAAAAAGGAAAAGAAATATTAGAAAGAAGAAGAAATCCTTAATAGGATTTCGCTTCTTTTACTAATTGATCAAAACTTAGATCACTATACTCCTTATAAGCTGTCATTTGGGCTATTACATCTTGTAAATAGGCAATAATTAGCTTGTTTTCTTGGTCTTCTGTCATATCTATCTCCTTTAATTGGGGTTAACTACTAGTATATCAAACTTGGTCATATGATATCTACCTATTTATTTTCAATTTTAATAAATAAATGGATTGACTTTTATGATAGGTTCGTTCCATGGCTAAATTTTACTTATTTATGATTGTTTGCTTATATGACCCTACTTTAAGCTTAGATAATACTTGTAAAGTATTTCCTCAGTATGAGCCTTTTGACACTTTAACACAGTGTCTAGATCAAGGAGATGTAATTAGAAAAGTTTTAAGAGAAGACAGCAAAGATATTTATCCGACTGCTTTCTGTTCTAAAAAAAATATTCAATTAATTTCTTTTTAACCATTTAGAGAGAGGTGAGTGAGTCGGAAGGATTTTAAATTCTTTATGGTCCACGATCATCAAAACAACATCATATTTTTTTTGCTCGACTGTGGGGGTCCTAAAAATTAGGTCCCCCTCTTTTCTATAATTTGTTTTATCTGTTCTTCTAGAAGCTGTCTTTACATCAATACGAAATGTCTCATTATCAGGAGAGATAGCAACTAAATCAATCATACCGTTAGGCGCTACATTTTTAAAAACTAAAAAACCTAAGTTTAATAATTTATTAACAGCAGAATATTCAGAAACTGTTCCTGAAACGTGTTTTTTATTTATAAATTCTTTCACAGAATTTTAATTCTTTTGACCCAAGGTTTCGGAATAATTTGGACTCGACCAACATCTGAGTCACCTTTGCGACCTTTGTCAGCAGACAAAATGATAGACTCTTTCGTTTCTTTAACCACATAGCCCAAACTAAGGACCGTGGGACAGGTGATTTTTTCTGCTTTTTCGAACTCATGCCAACCACTCTCCATTTCGTAAGCGTCTAACCATTCAACTTCGACCTTTTCTTCTAATGGTTTCTTCATGTTTAGAAGTTTATTTGAAATGATCCTCAGGGACAATCTTTAAATATTTTTCTCTGTTATCTTGATTAGGACCTTTATAAGCTATTCCATAGGCTTCTCTACCTTGTAAAATCATATAATTAGGTACTCTATTCGATAATCCGTTGGCCACAGCTTGTGCCACAGATTGCATATACATATCATCGAAAATCATGACTCCGTCATCTTTAAGCTTTGACCACCAATTTTCAATGTCATCTAACACAGCTTCATATTCATGTGCTCCGTCAACAATAATTACATCGAAATAATTGTCTTCAAATCTTTTAATTGTTTCAGGATTATCTGATCTACTTTTAATTAGTTCTAAAAAACCCATATCAATAAAAGGCTGTACATGACTTTTTGTAGCTTCGTAAAATGTACCGTCTTTACCTACAAAATCCCTCATATAAGCGTGTTCAGAGGACCCTTGAAAGGTATCCAAGGCATACACCTTTATGTCAGTTCTTTTTGTGTTAACTATATTGGTGCACATATAGGTTGTAGACCTACCATAAAAGCAACCAATCTCTAAAATTTTTCCGTTCTGTGGACAATAGTCGACAGCCTTATCGTATTCTTCGTGGCCATTAAACCAACCAGGTATTTCGTAGTATTTCTTCACGAGTCAATCCCTCTCTTTCATTTTTATTGGTAAAGTAATTTTTACCTATCATCTTTGTTATACGTTGTCTTTCTCTTCTTCTGTTATCTTGTTCGATTTGATATCGAAGAGAAGCTCTTTTATCTGTATATTCATAAACAGGTTTATTTTTCATATTCTCTCCTTTGTTGCCCAAAAATAATCTAAGGTAAAATACCAAAGAGAATTTATTAAAGGCTCTATTAAAGCATCTAAAGTCGCTAGACCCCAATCTGCTCCTGTGATCAACCAATTACAAGTAATTGCAATTAAGATATGACCTAAAGTATAAATAGTGGTCCTGATAATAGAACCATGTAAGGCTATTGATTTAACTGAATAAAGTAATCCTTTTATTAGTTCCACTAAAACCCTACATAAAACTTTTCGTTTCTCTCTATAAGAGTCTCAACAGATTTAATTCTTGCTTCTGTTAAACGAATATTATTGTCATCCCAATTATCTATTTCATTCCTCCACTTTTGTAATTGTCTTTTATAAAGACCTAAAAGCTTTTCATGATATTTTTTAATTGGAAATATTTTTCTACTTCTCATTTTAATTTATCAACTAAACTTTCTGCTAATTCAATAGCTGTTTCATGTATCACAGTTGCAAGAGCATATTTTTCTTGTTGGTGTAAGTTTTCTTGCATTTTAATTAATGCATTAAAACAATCACAAACTTCTTGTAATTTCCTGTGATCTATTTTTTCTTCGTCAGGAAAATATATCATATTAACCACTCCTTAAATTGTTCGCCCATTATTTCAGTGGCGATGTTAATTTTAGAACGAAGACTTTTAATAATGTTTTCATCTACCGTTCCCTCACAGATTAGATCGACATAAGTGACTTTCTTTTCTGTGCCAATCCTATGATTTCTAGCTTCAGCTTGTTCTCTTATTTCAAGATCATAGTCGTTAGAATAAAATATCATAGTATTGGCTATATTTAAAGTAAGACCGTAACCCCCTGTTCTTGGGTGTCCTACTAAAAATCTCATGTGATGATTAGGGTCCTTAAATCTTTCTAATATTTTAGGTCTTTCCGTAGAAGGTGTTTCACCATAAAAACCCTCTGCTGACCCCTGTCCATATTTCTTATTTAAAGCTTCAATAACAGTTCTAATATTGTGTCGATAAGAACACCAAATAATTATCTTTCCGTCTGACTCTTCAATTGTATCTAATAATTCTTTTATTCTATTTTCAGAAAAGTCTATTAATTTTCCCTCGTCAGTAGTCATGTATCCACAAGCAATTTGATGTAATCTTTTTAATTGAGCAATCAAGGTAGCAGTGGTTAATTGTTCACCGTTGATTTCTGCTAAGGCTAATTTCTTCATCATAACGTAGGCCCTTAATTGAGTCTCGGTCATCGGTACACGTCTCTTCATATAAATTTTATCAGGCAAATCTAAAGCTTCGTCTTTAGTGACACGATAAGAAAAATTTCTTATCTTACCTGTTAACTCATCTAATCTTTTATATCCTGTAACTTTATTAAAACTTCTTCCACCAAAACTTAATTTAACTTGTTCACAGTATCTTGCTTTAAAAGTATAAATAGAACTAAAACCTAACAAATCTTCATTTAAAAAAGCACATTGAGAATATAAATCCTCAGGTGATTTAGTAATAGGTGAACCTGTTAAGATGACTCTATATCGAGCATACGAACCAATCTTAATACATCTCTTTGTTCTTTTTGCTGAACCATTTTTTATAATGGTAGACTCATCAACACACATTAAAGTTTTATCTGTGTAAGTAAATTTTTCTGCAACAGCACTACCGTTCTTAGTAATGATCGCATCTATATTCATTACTAAAACTTTTAATTTATTATCGACAGCAAATAGTTTTGATTTAATTTCTTCTTGTTCTTTTTTTGTTTTAGCACCTTCCCATACATGAACATCGTATTCAATATGTTCTGCTAAATGTTTTCCTAATTCTTCTTTCCAATTGTATTTAATTCCATTAGGACAAATAACTAAAAGATTATTTACTTTTCCATTGTCAAATAAAATTGAGATACCGTCTATGAGGACCTTAGTTTTACCACAGCCCATTTCCATAAATAAAGCATACTCAGGTTTATCCTGATCAAAAGAGTTCATCATTCCAGCAAGACCAACTAATTGATGTTGCATAGGTTTAGTTTTAAACTTGTATTTTTCTAATAACATTATAAATTCTAATTCTATATAAGAATATACAGACATGAGTGAAAAAAGTAAAGTTTATGTTATACAGAATGTTCTAAGAAAACATCTTGACGGTACATTGAGAGGATTGGACTATTCTCAAGCTGAAAGATTTGGAGAAATTATTTTCTTGTTTGACGGAAGTAAACAAGTGGTAATGTCCCCACAGCCTACTATTAGAAAATTAAAATCGCTTCTAAAAGACTTTAAAGACAACGATTATTTACTTTTAGTGGGAGATCCTGCGCTGATAGGCTTGACAACAGCAGTTGTAAGCACTATATGTAATGGTAGATATAATATGTTAAAATACGATAGAATAGAAAAAGATTACTTTCCTATCCGAGTTGACATTTATAACTAAGAATAAGAAAGGAAATTAATATGGCTATTAATTTAAGACGTGACGAAAAAGATTTCCAAGTAACGGAAGTCGACCCTATTTCAAAAGCTTCCCAGGATTACCTGAAAGCTGAAAAAGAAGTAGAAGATTTAGAGGCTTTAATAAAAGTCAAAAAAGAAGTTCTTCGAAAAGCAAATGAAAATTTAGTTCAATTGTTTGAAGAACGTGGCGTTACCTCCATTAAAATGACTAATGGTAGTACAGTAGAAATCAAACCTTTTTATACAGGCTCTATTACTGAAGAGAAAAAAGAAGAAGCTTTTGAATGGCTTCGAGAAAAAGGTTATGAGGACTTGATTAAAAACCAAGTCATAGTAAAATTTGGTAGGGCTGAAGATGATAAAGCACAAAAACTTTTTTCAGATTTAGCTAACCAAGGGTTAGACACTGACAGAACTGTTAAGGTCGAACCGTCTACTCTTAGAGGTTTCATTCGTGAAATGTTAGAGAGTGGAAAAGAACTTCCTATCGATACTTTCGGAGTATTTGTAGGGCATAAAGTCAAAATCCAGAAAGGAAAATAAAAATGACAGACGCAAGTAAAAAGCAAATAGTGAAAGAAGAAAAGGGAAAGAGTGTATCTACAATTTCAACTCTGTTGAAAGCAGGCCCCTCTTTGTCAAAAAGGGAGGCTGAAGATTTTCAGATTCCTTATTTAAATATATTAAGTAAAGGTGCACCTCAGCTTGAGGAAGATGACGGTAAATTTATTCCTGGGGCTAAGTTAGGACAGATTTTTAATACTGTTACTAACAAGGTTTATGATAGCCTACACGTTTTACCTGTTTACTATCGAAGAAGATATGTTGAATGGGCTGAACGTGGTGAAGGATCAGGAGCACCTGTTAATATTTATACACCTGAACAATTCCAAAAATTTCAAATGGAAGGAAAAGTTATTCGTGGTGATGATAACAAAGAACGCTTTATAGGAAAACCTGACACCTATATTGAGAACACTGCTGAACATTATGTTATCGTTTTAGAAGAAAACGGTATGTGGAGTAAAGCAATCATCAAAATGAAATCCACTCAATTGAAAAAATCAAGAACTTGGAATTCAATCATGTCTAATCAAAGACGTGTTGACGGTGATGAAATTTATCAGCCAAAAGACTTTGCACGTTCCTATATCTTAGCGACAGTTAAGGAAAAGAATGCTAAAGGCTCTTGGCATGGTTGGGTGATAACTGAAGGCGATTGGATTGATGAATTAAATAGACCTAATATCGAAGGTATATATCAAGATGCTGTTCAGTTTGAAAAATCAATTCACAGTGGTGATATTGAAGTTACTCCAACTAATGATGATCAAGTTTCCTCGCAAGGGGAAGCCTCCAAGAATGGTGACGATATACCATTCTGATTAATAGCCGACGTAAGGTTGAGAGGAGTTTTTTTTTCTTTTGTTCTTCTCTCACAGGTTGGGGTGTGATTTCTGTCCTCCTTTTTTCACGCCCCAATCAACTAAAAACAAAAAAGCTATTAATATGAGAGGTAGATATGGAGCCAGAATTAGTAAAAAAATTTAAAGATATCTTTACAGGCTTAGAGAGAGCCCACGGTGTCTTTGAAAAAAAGAACGAACCACAAGAAGGTGCAAAGGTGGAAGCACATATGAAGACGGTCCACGAAGCACCGACCACTGAAAAGTTTGAAAAACACCTTAAAGGTGAATATCCTGCCATGGGTATTGTTCCGATCAACGATGATGATCAGTGTAAGTTTGGTGCAATTGATATTGATATCTATCCGTTAGATCACAAAGCTTTACAGAAAAAAATAAAACAAAAAAAGTTTCCTTTGACTATGTGCCTATCTAAAAGTGGTGGTGCACATCTATATTTATTTACGAAAGACTATGTCTCTGCCAAAGATATGCAAACTAAGTTAAGTGAAATGGCAACAGCAATTGGATATCCTAAAGCTGAAGTATTTCCTAAACAAATTGAATTATATCATAGAGAAGGAGAGGAAAAGAGAGACACAGGAAGTTGGATTAACTTACCCTATCATGGAAGAAGTCGCTATGCTTTAGATGAAAGTGGTAAAGGATTAAGTTTAGAAGAGTTTTTATCTCACTACGATAACGTTGTTGTTGGTGCTCTCAAGTCGATTAAAACCGATTTCAAGAACGAAGTTATCAAAGACGGACCTCCATGCCTACAAATACTGACTGAACAAGGTGTTTCCGATGGCTCACGGAATAATGCCTTGTTCAACGTAGGTGTCTTTTATCGTAAATCAGAACCTGATAATTACAAAGAATTAATTGAAGAATATAATCGTAACTATGTTACTCCTCCTTTGAAATCAGACGAGGTTTTAATTGTCATTAAACAAGTAAGTCAAAGTGATACCAATGGTGCACCTAAATATATGTATCGTTGTTCACAACCACCTATCGAGTCTTTATGTAACAAGAGACTTTGTAAGAAAAGAAAGTTTGGTATTGGAAGTGAAGGAGACAGAGATCACCCTGTTTATTCTGATCTAAAAGTTTATAAGTCAGATCCTCCAAGATATTTTTTAAACGTTGATGATCGAAGAATAGAGATTGCTAATACAGAAGATTTAATGACTCATAAAAAAATTATTCAAGCTTGTTTAGAACAATTAAATACAGGAATTATGAATATGAGTTCAGCAGAATGGAATCAAACATATAGTGAATTGTTTGAGTCTATTTCCATAGATTACCCTCCTGAAGAAGTAACTAAAAAAGGAGAGTTTAAAGAATTGTTAGAAGAGTTTTGCCTACATCAAGGTGAAGCATTAACAATAGCAGATATATTCTTAGGTAAGTCTTATACAGAGGAAGGCTATACTTATTTTGCTTTGAAAGATTTAATGGATCATTTGAAAAGAAATGATTTTAAAGAAGCAAGACCGTGGGTAACAATGAGACTGAAAGAAGAATATAACGCAACGGATTTAATTAGAACAATTAAAAACACAAGAGTCAGGCTTTGGAAAATACAACAGCTTACTATTAAAGAAGTTGAATTAGATATCCCTGATATGAAACAACAAAAAGATATAGAGGAGGACATACCGTTTTGAAAAAACTTACATCACAAGTACAAACTGATCATATCACTGACGAGATCAGTAGAATGTTTGACTATCAATTTGACGGTCAAACTGAATTTACTTTACCTGAGTTTAAAAAACCAACACAAGAATTTAATATTGGATTAATTGTGGGTGCATCAGGGAGTGGTAAATCAAATTTATTAAAAGAATTTGGAGAAGAAGAGAATATTGAATGGGACCACAATAAAGCTGTATGTTCTCATTTTAAAAATCCTGAAGAGGCCCAAGATAGATTGTCCTCCGTAGGATTTAATTCTATTCCCTCTTGGATGCGACCTTATCATGTTCTAAGCACAGGAGAGAGATTTAGATCAGACCTTGCTAGAAGAATAAAAGATAATGCAGTGATTGATGAATTCACAAGTGTGGTAGATAGAAATGTAGCTAAGTCTTGTTCTAATGCCTTACAAAAATTTATTCGAAATAAAAACTTTAAGAACGTTGTATTTGCTTCTTGTCATTATGACATTATTGATTGGCTTCAACCTGATTGGGTATTTGATACTAATTCAAGCAAAGTGACAACAAGGGGGTTACTTAGGCGACCCAAGATCGTTTTGGAAGTCGTTCCTTGTTCCCACAAAATTTGGTCATACTTCGCTGAGCATCACTATCTCACAGGAAACATCAGTACAGCTACACGATGTTGGATCGCAACTTGGGAAGGAACAGTCGTTGGTTTTTCGTCAGTTGTCTTTTTTCCCTCAGGAACAATCAAAGAAAAAGCATGGAGGGAGCACAGAACAGTGATACTTCCTGACTTTCAAGGATTAGGCTTAGGAGTTCGTTTATCGGAGGCAGTGGCAAAACAATTCACGGTCCTCGGTCATCGATTCTTTTCTAAAACAGCACACCCAAGATTAGGTGAATATCGAGAAGCGCATCCTGATAAATGGAGACCGACTACTCATAACAAACAAAATAGAAAGAAAGATTATGAGAAAGAACTAAAACGATTAGAAAAAGGTGAAACTAAAATAAGAACTTTTGGTGGTTATTCACAAGAGTTAAGAGAAAAACATAAAGAAAGGGTTTGTTACGCACATGAGTTTATTGGTTAAAAAATCCCCTATCGTGGTCATCGGTCCCCCAGGGACAGGGAAGACTACCTTTATTTTAAATAAGATAGAAGAATACTTAAAGGAAAGCGTAGGTATTGATGAAGTGGCTTTCTTTTCTTTTTCTAATAAAGCTGTGGATGAAGCTAAAGAAAGGGCTTCTCAAAAATTTAAAGTACCTATGAGTCACTTAGAAAACTTTTGTACTTTACACTCTTTTGCCTTGAGACAAATGGGGCTTACAAGAGAACACATTATGAGTAACAATGATTGGAGGAATGTATCAAATGAACTTCGTATTAGTATTAACGTTAATAATGATGACGACATATTTTTCAACAATTACGATGATAAGTATGTTGACTTAATTGAAAAGTCTAAGAGAAGAAATGTACCTCTTAGAGATTGTTGGGCCATGTTTGCCAAGGACATTATTTGGCATAAATTAGAATATATTGATAAAGGATTAACTGATTATAAAAAATTTGGTTATGAAAAATTTACAAGTGGAACTAAGGGATACATTGTTAAAGACCAAGGACCTAAAGTAGATTTTACAGATTTAATTAAAAACTATGTAGAAGGAAGTTATTATAAAACTTTTAAAGTAGTTTTCTTTGACGAGTCTCAGGATATGTCTACGATTCAGTGGCAAATGGCAGAAAAGATTTGGAATAATTCAGATATATCTTATGTCGCTATGGACCCTAATCAGGCTATTTATACTTGGGCTGATGCTGATGTCAGTAAGGCTTTAAAAGTAAAAGAAGAAGCAAAAGAACTAATTGTCTTAGATCAATCTAAAAGGGTTCCTAGAAAAGTTTGGGAAATAGTTAATAGAGTAGAAGAACAGATTATTGGTTATGATGATATTAAATGGTCACCAGCCAATAGAGACGGTTCAGTAGAATTTATTAGAGGTATCTATCATTTAAACATGGACCACGGTTCGTGGTTAATTATGGGTAGAACACGATCCATTCGAGATGACTTAGAAGAAGTAATGGTGAAGAAAAATATTTTCTTTAGGGTAAAACTTAAAGACAATAAATATAGATATTCTGTTAAATCTCAGGAGAGAAATGCTATTTTAACTTGGCAAGACTTAATGAGATCAGAAAAGAATGAAGTTCCAATAAGGCTAGTTGAGAACTTATATAAATGTTTAGGAAAAGAATTTGTTGCTCGTGGTAATAAGAAATTAATTGCTGAACAACGAAAAGCTTTTCCTGATAAAAAATTATCTTTTATTAATTTAAGAGATGATTTCGGACTATTAGCTGAGTTTGGTACACCTTGGCCTGATGTAATGACGACAATCAATACAGAGACAAGAGCGTATTTAGAAAATTTAGAACAAAGAGGAGAAAATCTAGCTTTAGAACCTAGGGTTACTTTATCTACTATTCATCAACAAAAAGGTGGAGAAGCAGACAATGTAATTGTTTCCCTAGATATAGGAAAAATGGCGTATGAGGAGTATCGTACAAATCCTATTAATGAACATAGATTATTTTATGTTGCATTTTCTAGAGCAAAAGAAAATCTCTACATAATAACACCACAATCAAGAGAGGCTTATAGAATATGAGTAAACAAATCGGAATGTTTAAACCACAATCAGAATGGGTTCCACCAATGGATTTCCCTAATATTAAAGATGCAGAGATGATTGCAATTGACTTGGAAACAAGAGACCCAAACATCATGGATAAAGGTCCAGGTTGGGCTACCAATGACGGAGAGATTATTGGAGTGGCTATCGCTGTGGAGGGTTGGAAAGGATATTATCCTATTCGACATGAGACAGGATTTAACCACGATCCACGGGTCGTGTTTGATTGGCTAACTGAAATGCTCTCAGGAGAAGGAGAGAAGATAGCCCACAATGCCACCTATGACTTTGGTTGGTTAGAAGCTGAGGGAGTTAAATGGAATGGTCGTATCATTGATACGATGATTGCTGCTCCTTTGATCAATGAAAATAAATATAGCTATTCTTTAAATGCAGTCGCTAAAGAATATCTAGCTGAAAGTAAAAATGAGTTTCTTTTAAATGAAACAGCAGCACAATGGGGTGTCGATCCTAAAGCTGAGATGTACAAAATTCCTTCTCAGTATGTGGGTGAATATGCTGAACAAGATGCTGTTCTTTCTTTAAAGTTATGGAACAGATTAAAGCCTGAGATAACTCAACAAGACTTACAAACAGTCTTTGATTTAGAAACAGATTTAATTCCTATTCTAATGAAGATGAGAAAAAGAGGAGTAAGAGTTGATTTAGAAAAACTTAGAAAAGTAGAGAAAACTTTTATTAAAAAAGAAAATGAAATGCTCGACTTTGTTTTTAAAGAAACAAATCTTAAATGTGATATATGGGCTGCTAGGTCTATTGCTACAATCTTCGATCAATGTAAGATTGATTATCCTAAAACAGACAAAGGTAATCCCTCTTTTACAAAAAGCTTTTTAGAGTTTCATCCTCATCCAATACCTAAGGCTATTGTTCAGGCTAGAAACTTCAACAAAGCACGGACCACGTTCCTCCATACAATAGAAAAGTATCAGCATAATGGAAGAATTCATGCCAATATTAATCAATTACGAACAGAAAATGGTGGTACGCTGACAGGTCGATTTAGTTATTCTAACCCTAATCTTCAGCAAATTCCTTCTAAAGATGATGCTGAATCTGATATTAAAATTGGTTCTTTGGTTAGAGGATTATTTTTACCTGAAGAAGGTGAGAAGTGGGGTTCTTTTGACTACTCTCAGCAAGAGCCACGACTCGTGAGTCACTATGCTAACGTAGTTAATTTAGAAGGTGCTGAAAAGATTGTTAAAGCTTATAATGAAGATAAACAAACAGACTTCCATACAATCATGGCTGAGATAGGAAATATACCTCGTAAGAGCGCTAAAACCATAAATTTAGGCCTATTTTATGGCATGGGAGTAGGAAAGCTATCTGATCAATTAGGTATTGATCCTGAAGAAGGTAAGTCTTTAATTAAGCAATATAACGAAAGAGTTCCTTTTGTAAGACAACTAGCTGATGCAGTTTCTGATCATGCTCAGAAAAAAGGTGCAGTTAAAACTTTCTTAGGTAGAAGATGTCGTTTTGAATTATGGGAACCTAAAGCATTTGGTTCTTACAAGGCATATCCTTTAGATAGAGCTAAAGAAGAGTATGGTGAATATACTCCTTTAAAAAGATCAGGGACCTATAAAGCCTTGAATAGATTAATTCAAGGTTCAGCAGCAGATCAAACAAAGAAAGCGATGATTGATTTGGATAAGGAAGGAATTATACCGATGATACAAATCCACGATGAACTAGCTATTAGCTTTGACGGATCAAAAGAAGTTCAAGATAAAATAGTAGAGGTTATGGAAAATACTATTGAGATGACTGTTCCGTCTAAGGTAGATGTAGCAATTGGAAATAATTGGGGGGAAGCACAATGAAATGTTGGCATTGTAAGACTGAACTTGTTTGGAATGGTGATTATAGTATTGATGACCAAGACGATGATTACCAAATGGTCAGTCACCTTACCTGTCCTAATAAGACATGTCAGTGTTTGACACAAGTCTTTGTTCCTAAATTGTTAGAAAAAGAAACACTTAAAGAAAGACAAGTTTTATTAGAAGTTATTAAGGGAAAATTAAAATGAGAATAACCTACCAAGACGGAAAATTATTTCTAAGTATGACTAAAAGTGAAGTTAACTATGTTCATGAAAATATAGGTATGTCAGTAGAAATACCTATTGGCGAACTAAAAATTCTTCACGAAGATATTAGCAAAGCTGTTTTACAGCATTGGACTCAAGTAGAAGTTAAAAGAGAAGTTGAAAGAAATAAAAGGAAGGATTAAAAACCTTCCTTTATTGATTTAGCTAAGTTCTTAAAGATAAATGGTAACGACTGTTATTAAATTAATGTTTATTTGCAAGTGGCACTAAATCTAATAATCTTTTTACAAACATACAACAATTACCTTCCTGTATATTTATATTTAAGGTCGTTACCATTCTGACTAATAATATATCATATCTGATCTGCAAAACAAGCACTTCTTAAATTTTTTTCTGTGGATATATTTCTGTCATGCATGTTTATACAGACGAAGACTTACAATTTATTAACGGAGAAAAATAATGTTTAACTTAACAGAAAAAGCAAAGAATCACTTCTTAAATTTTTTTAAAAAAGACGACAAAGAAGAAGAGATCAAACAATTTTGCCAAGCAGAATATAAAAAAGATTGGTATGCTGCTTATATGACTTTTAAACAAGAAGGTCAGTTCCCTAAGTTTCATAGAAGAACTTTATAGGAAAAGGGGCGTAAGCCCCTGTCTTATATTTTTGTATTTTCAATAATCGAAGCTAATTCTTCGCAACGTTTAGGTGTCTGTTTATACCACCTAGAATCCTTCATTTCGTTGGCTGCATCTTTCCAACGTTTAATTCGGATATTTTTCCACATCTTCTTAAAATTTCGAACACCTTGGATTCCCAATTGAAAAACCATTTCGACAATAACTTCACCCACAGGCTGTGGTAAATCGTGTCCGACACATTCTTTAATTAAAAGATCAGCGCCTGCAGCGGCTCTGTTTAAATCAATATCAAATAACTCATCTATTTCTTCTCTTGAAATAGTCTTTCCCTCAGGAAATCTACTTCTTTCATGAGGCTGAACCAAGTGGCCAATGCCAATCGTGGCCTTGCCTAAACTGTCTAAATATACATGGTCTACGCAGCCTTCATGGGCACGGACCCTATTTTTCAGTGAATCTGTAAGTTCTATCATTTTGCACCTATTCCCCAATTTGTTTCATGAGGATCTTTCTCTACCTTTCTTTTAAATAAGTTTATTATAATTTGGAATAATTTCATTTATTTGAATTTATAACCTAAACCAGCGTACTTGTCTACACTTCCTCCATTTTT